ATCCACTGATGAGAGAAATATTTACCTGTATATTCAGTTACATCTCTCAATGTTGTTAATCGTTCTCTTAAAATCTCAGCTTCCTTAAGTTCCTCGAAATAGTTATCTTTAACAAATTCATATCTTATTTGGTTACGAATTTCATTAAACTCTTCTGGTGTTAAAATTCCTTTTAATACCAATTGTTTCTCAAGTACTATATTAAATAGCCAAGAAAACCTTGTTCTTACCCTTCGAATGAACTTACTAAACTTCAATTCATCTCTGGTTATTTCGGAGGATCTGCCAAAACTTGCCATAGCCTCTGGTTCTAAACGTGTTAAAGGTACCTTCAACGCTTTATATAATTTACGTTGAAAATACATTAAATTCTCATCAGAAGTTAAACCTTGGGCGTTACCACCTGCTAGTGTATCAACCTCTGTAGATCTTTCGCCACCTCTACGAGGGAACCAAAAATCTTCTGTCATTGTCAGCATTTTACGAGCATCTGTCATCTCACCTGTTGCTGAATTATACTGAAGTTTATTTTTATGGCGAGCCATCATATCCCTAAGATATTGTTCCGCCTTTGCCTTCGGTAAATTACCTACATCAATATAAAAAATTCTTCTTTCAGGAGCCCTAGTCAATGTGTAAATGACTGTTGCGTCCTCTAACATACGTAGCTGGTTTAAAGCTTTAATAGATGGGTGTAAGTGAGATAGTACTAAACTATTATTCTCATTCATTAAACCCGAAGTAACTCTACCAACAGAGTCCTTTGCAATTTTAAAGCCAGTTGTTCCACCAGCAACAGGAGAACTTACGCCACCTGTACTTGTATTTTGGAAGCCACTATCTGAATACATATAGTATTCATTTTTCACTCGTTTTGTTGGTACTCCCGAGTGTTGGTCCTTCCCTTTTTTGTCAACTTCACGAATTAATTTAATCTTTCGTGGGTCAACATATCTTAATTCTACGATACCTTTCTTTGTATCATTGTTATCTATAATAATGTGATAGTTTAATCTACCATCAACGTAGAATTTGTAAAACATATCATAAGCATTGTTTGTAAAATCAAACAAAGACAATATGGTATCAAATTCACTAGCAATTTTTTTCCTGACTTTTTCAGGAAGATCAGTTTCACCTAGTGAAATCTCAACTGCCTGTTCATTTGTGTCAATACTTATTGCTTCATTGACGATATCATCAACGGCCTGAGATACCTCAGGTTGCATCGCCATACTGCGATACTTAGTTATAAGTTCAGACTCTGTTTTAGCAGAGCCTTCCATATCTAAAATTGTATTATAAAATCCACCGAGCGCATTACCAACAGTAATGGCACCATCATCGTTAAGAGGTTCGGCAAACGAAACCGGAGCATTAATATCCTCCAGTTCCGGCCTCTTTATCTCAAAGCCAAAAATTTTCACTATATCACCTTATTATTATATAAATTATTATTACGAAGTAGAAATTCCAGTGCTACCCTCTACTCTCCAGAAATCATACTGGAAGGTTACACCGAATTCTTCAACAGTATCTACAGTTCCCCAATCCATTTCGATCTGGTCTACTGTAGTAGGATACATGCCTTCGAACACGTATGACCTGATGGCTTCACCATCTTTACTGTATTGCGTTATTACCGCATTAGATTTGTAATCTTGAGGTAATGCACGTAGATTACTATCATGTGTATTGATAGCATTCATCCATGCTTCCATTCCATTTCTTACAATGAAATCCTCATCATTAATACAAGTTACTGTCCAATCTTCAAATGTTCTATCACCTGCATATTTAATATTTCTACCAAAATATGGGACCTCGTAAGACCCTAAGGTCGAACCAGGAATTCCTGCCGCACGTACCATAAATGGTACTTTAAAATCAGCTTCAGGGGCTACAGGGTTAAGTATTTGCACTTGGAAAAGAGTTGGACGAGCACCACCACCTGTTAATTGTGATTTGAACTCGTTAATATTAAATGCCATTTCTCTTGTCTCCTATTATTTCTATATATTTATCTGTTATAGAGAACCAACAATTTCTTCAAACTCAATTCCGGCACGAGTAGCAACAAATGTCAATTCAATAACATTAATTGAGCGTGCAGGTTTAATGAAGATATTAGCTCTAAATTTACCCTGATCAACCACAGCTGGTGTGTTAACAGTACTATCTGATACAACTCTATAATCTATAATTCCTCTTCGTCCTTGAATATCTCTTAAGAATGGTTCAACAATATTCTTGAACTGTGTTTGAGAGAATTCATCATTCAATTCAAATAGGAATGATTGAGCAGTATTAGCAATGACTTTTTCTACAGCGATGAACAATCTTCTTACATTAATTTGTGAGAATGCTGTCGTTAGACCTAAACCAGTTTTATCACCGAATAAGACAATTCCTTGTCCTACCTGACTCATTACTGGATTAACGTCTGCACTATAGAGTTGGTCTCTTTGTGTTTTATTAGGATTAAATGCCAATTTAACAACATTTTTAATCACACCCTTACGGAAACCAGCTGGTGACTCATAAGGTTCAACACGGGAAGCAAGACCAGCAGAATCTCCGTTAAGAGGAGTATATCTGTATACATCATTGTACTTATCGTATCTGTATTTGTAACCAGAATCCATGAACCAATAAGAACTGTTCTGTAATAGGTTTCTGTATGCAACTACTTTAGTAAGTTTAGCGTGTGTTTTGAGTTCATCAACTACTGCTTCCTTGGAAGGTGAGATAAATGCAACAGCATCCTTTCTATAATCTGTGATATTAGAAATGATGTAATTAGCAAGGTTACCTGCGTTATCACCTTTACCTTGAAGTACGAATGAAACATCAATTTCGTTTGCAGATTTAAATAAATCATATCCTGCAGCGAGAGCACCCAGACCAGTAGCACTTTCTGTTGTGCCAGCAGTACCATTTGCTAGTGTTTCATATTTAAGTGTTTGAGCTTCAAAATGTGTTGTATTAGCAACTTTCACCCAAGAAGAACCAGCAGTAACTACATCTTTATAATAATTTGTAGTACCATCTGATAATTTAGCAGTTGTGCTTGTTGATACATCTGTATATAATTCTAAAGCTACACCAACTTCACCACCAATAGAGCCGTCATTATCAATAACAGCAACATGATAGTTACCAGTTTGTGGTGCCTTACCAAATAATCCAGCATATTTCCATTTTCTTTCAAGTGAAAGTTTACTTAAATCTGTTTCTGGTAGTAAGTAGTTTGTTGCGAACTCGAGCGAATAGTCGTATGAAGTAATCAAAGCTGAATTAGCGGTTACATCACCGTTAGTATCTAGTGATTGTTCAGTTATAGCAGTTAGTGACAACTCCTGATATCCTACTGAATCATTACCAATTCTGATTAAATCACCAACAGTTACATCTGCGAGTGTTATTCTGCTGCTAGGTGCAACTTCGAAAGTTGTATTAGCAGTGTTAAAGGTAATTGACTGCAAAATTTGAGTATTACCAGTTATTCTTGATGCGGTTATATCGGCCACACTGATTAAGGTATCAGAAAAATCTGTATCCTTAACATACGCAACATCTAGTGAGTTACCTAAATCGCCAGGATACAATGCGTCAAAACCACCAAAAGTGTGTAGTTGTGTATTTGCATTTGAAGTATCACTAGCAGAGGCTGCCACTGCACCATTATCAACTCTAGCCACATATAATGCGCTTGAGTATGAAAGGTAATCTGCTGCTACAAAGAATGTTTCAAAGTTATCATTGGTTGGTGTACCAAATCTACTTACTAATTCATTCTCTGAAGAAACAAGAACAGTTTCACCTACAGGACCCCATCTAAAAACACCCGCGATTGCTGCAGGCGGTGTTGCGATGGCCGGTACCGCTGCTGATGCGTCGACTTCTCGAACAATTACGGAAGGACTTACGGAAAAAGCCATATTATTTCTCCTTTAATATATCTATTTTAAAAAAACTTTTTTTAATAATTTGTTATCACCTTTTATTTATAAAAAACAAAGTCTACACCTCAAATGAACCAGAACCGACTGATGACCAGCCGTCCCCATCACCTATATCTTCACCTGTATCAATAAACCCAAATGGTAGTAGTTCCTCATTTAACTGTTCCTCAGTTTTCTCTCGTAAGGAAGCCAAGGTATTTATGTCTGTGAGTTCTCTAAAAAATCTATCATCTGTTAGCCATGCAAAGATAACTAAATTCATAACTAGATCATCATGAAAACCAGGTTCAGCTTCGTAAGAATATCCTTTCTTAGAAAAGCGTGATAACTCCTGTATAGTGTTATAATCTACCAAAATCATCTGGTTTTGTTCAACCAGCATTTTTAGTATCGAACAACCTTTTTGTTTAACACTTTTTGTTGTTCTTATTCCATTATCATTGCCTCTTCCAAATCCACCTGATATTCGTTTACCAGCTCTGCCGGCAGACTCAGTGAATAGAAGATTTTCATAGCCGTAGTCCATTAAGAGCACAGATGATACCTGTTCACCAATATCGTTAATTTCGATGAGTACTGCGCCTTCATTATACATGAGGC